CTTCCATACTGTGTAGAATCGTTTGTTAGGACTTCGTATCCGCGCTGTGCTGCAAACTCTTTTAGGTACTTATATAAACCAACGTATAATGTCTTTTTGCGTGTATCAAATAGGCGTATTTTTCCATCCCAAAATTTGTTACGATACGCTGGCATAAATTTATATCCAGGTACAAAGAAACAAAAATGTTCTGTTAATTCCATTTCTACGCTAGCATCTGTTTCTATAAACAGAAATGCTTCGTTCTTTTTTGTTATTTTAATCTGATCCATTATAAAAGTTCTTTTAATCTTCTCACTGTATTATTTATATCAGTACAAAGATAGTGGTTTATATACCATTCTATAAATTGCCTTGCATACACAGGTCTATGCCAGGACATATCATGGAGTAAATCCTGTAGCTGTGGTAGTGTTTGTAATTTTTTAGTTGCCCAATGATATTCTGGCCAACCGTATGATATGACTGGAACTTCGTGCATTAAGCATTCTATTCCTGCTGTACTATTATCTACAATAGCACAAGTAGTATGAGGTAAAAAGTCATGAACGCTATTAAATCCTGTACGTACATCTATGCCATTATGTAACCAAGCATCTACTTTATCTTTTATTTTACCACGTATTTTCATAGCTGGGTGTAGCTTAACTATTAGATTATAATGCATAGGACTTAAGTAATCTACAATCATAGTAAGTTTTTTCCAATGATCTCCAAATCCAAATCCATTTACTGTTTCATCATGTGGTTGCTGGCCTATAATAAGTATATGTTCTTTAAATATTTTAGCTGGTCGCCATTTAAGTAAAATAGAATCATCCCATTTATTCGGCTTAGTGTTTCTAAGATCTATAATACTTTGCCAATCCATTTGTTCTATATCATCATTCAAGATTGGTTCTTTATAAGCTAACTCTGATGCATTAGCATATCCTAATTTATCTAAGGCGAAGTGTTTGGAAGTAGGAGCTGTAGGTTTTACTATAATAATATTTTCATCGGAAGGACCGTTATTTTCTATATGATTATAAAAGTGGATATCGGCTTTGTCTGGGTTTTCTGTATGGCCCAATTCATTCATGGCACTACGAATTACATCGTACCATCTTCCTATGTTCTCGAATTTGTGATCGTGAAATTTAAATTCCACTCGTAAATTTACGCCATTCAATCATATTTTTAATTGTTTGATGTCTCCACTTAACAGTATCTAGTATTTCTTTTAATGCTAATACCATTTCTTCAGTGTATATCATTTTTGTTTGATGGGCTTGTATGACAGGATCAGCATCGTAATACTTATCCATATCAGATTTAAGTACTGTTAATCCATTTAGTGGATCGTAATCCCATCCAAGACGATCTAAACTCTCTTGGTCTAGTTTTCCATTGTAATGATTAAACTTATCTCTTAATATAACTTTTAATTCTAGATCTAATTTCTTGGATTTAAGTCTATTAACAGTATATAGTTCTAAGTATTTGGAGTGTAGTTTTGCTGTAGATCTAGAAGATTCATCCAGGTTCATCTCATCGATTACACTGTCTTTCTTCCACATCTCTAATATTGATTCAAGGTTGTTCATAATGCCTATTATATCATAGTTTACCTGAAAAGTAAACCCTTATTTTACCTAGTATCCACTGCCCCCGCCGGATCCTGAGTTAGGGGGAGTTTGAGTTACGCCTCCTATGGTTGCAAATTCAAACGAGGTATATTTAAGGACTAAGTCCGCCTGTAAATATTCTATGTCTGTACCCTGGGCGTTAAACTCTACTGAGCTTAATTGTACTGGGAATACATCATAGAATTTTATTTCCTGATTGACGTTGTTATGTGAACTATAGATTAATAACGTTGCGTCATTTTTATAGTTCTTATCGGCATCTTTCTTTTGAATTAGATTATGCATCCAATTAAATGTTTCTGTATAGTTTTCCATGTTCTCGGTTATATTAAACCTAATGGATAAATCATCAAAGTTCATTCTATCTCCACTCATAGCTAAGTTAACCCCTCTATAAGGAAGAGTAGTATCACCGGAAGTAATTCCTGGTAATGTAACCGCTGTGCAGAAGTATTCCAAATTTGGAAATTCGGTAGTGTCAATTTTAAACCCAAAACCTACTGGGCTAAGAAAGTTCTTATTAGTTGTTAATGCCATGGTATTATTTATATGATTTAAAAAGCTAGTATACAAAAAAAGGGGCGCCGAAGCACCCCTTTAGTCGAATTAGAATTAACTAATGATTTACACCATTATGTCGTCAATTCTGAAGATTCTGAAGTATTGGTTAGTTCTATCGGCTCCGATAGTTCCATCAATAGCTACAAAAGGATTAGCAATCATGCCGTACCTTGTTTTGAATCCCATTCTAGGTTGGAAGTCATTCTCACCAACTGCTTTAACCATAGTTAAAGGAACGTATGGACAATAGAATAGTCCTGCGTCGTATGGGTTTTGACCTCTATATCCTACACATGCGAAATCAACAGTTGCATATGGATCTATATAGACTTTCATTCTGCCATTTAAAACACCAGCAAATGTATTACCAGTATCGTCAACGTTTAAGTTTGCACTTAAAGCAGGAGTGTAGTCTAAAAGTCCAGCAGCTGCTAAAGCTGATGCTACGTCTGAAGAACATAGAACAAAGTTACCTTTGCCACGTCTTGTTTCTTTAGCAATTACGTTAGCTTCTCTTTCTAGTTGCATGATAAGACCTTTAAATCTCTCAACCATCCATCTGCCATCTGAGTCAGTGTTGACATCAAATACTCCAGATACTGCGGTTGAAGATTGTAAAGCACCGATTTTAGCAGTTTTTAGAACTGATCTAACAACTTCTCTATTGATTTCTGATAAGATTTCAGTAGATAGGATATTAGCTAGTTCGCCTTCTGCGTCCAAACCGTGGATTGCTTTAAGATCTTGTGCAAGTTCCATTGTGTACTCAGCTTTTAAAGCTCTTGATTTAGCAGTAACAGTAGCTTTCTCGATTGTGAAAGCCATTTCACCGAATGAACCATCTCCTGATTCACCAACACCCAATCTCTCTGCAGCTGCAGTCGTTAGACCAGAACCGAAAGTAGAAACGACGTCAGCAGTATCAGCGATAGACCCATCAGTGTCTGCATCTACTACACCAGCTAGACCGGTTGGGTCTGCTTGATGAGTACCAGTACCAGAAAAGTCTGTATCAGCTTCATTAAAGAATGCTTCTGTTCCAGCTTGTGTTGCGTACTTGGATTTCATTGCGAAGATAAGTCCTGTTGGACCAGTCATTGGCTGAACGCCAGCGATATCATAAGCGATGAGGTTAGGCATGGCACGTCTTACTAAAGAAATAAGAACAGGATCAAAAGTACCAATATTATTCGGAGCACTACCGCTAATGTTATTAGCTGCTGCTGCTTCTGAAATATAGTTACCTTGGGCCTGTGCTTGTTCTTCACGTAAAGCGATTTCTTGGTTTTCAAGAAGCCTTGCTGTGACAGCTTTTTTATATCTGTCTTGGATTTCAGGAGCGCCTTCGTGGTTTAGAACCGGGCCCCATTTTTCCATTAATTGTGAATCTGCGTTAAACATTTTATGTTTTCCCCTATTAGATTATTTATTAAATTTAGTTATAGCCTGAGTGTATCTAGACATGGAATCGGAAACTTCAACAATTTCTGCTGTATCTTCCCCTGCCATACTATTTACTTCGTCAACTGATTCAGTTACTTCGCCTTTGAAAAATGATCCTTTGATAGTAGCTACTTTCTGTTCGAAAGTTTCTTTGTTATCAAATTCTACATCTTCCACCAACTTAGCAAATTTCTCAGCATCGGTTTCTGCAAGCCCTGAAGATGCTTCTCTTACTATAGCAGCTTTCTCATGTGACTGATTAGCTCCGTGTAGTGCGATGTTATCTTCTGTGGTTTTGTTTAGAGATTCCTCTAGTTCAGCTACTTGGTCAGATAGTTCATCTAACAAGTTTTCTTTACCTTCTGGTATCTCAATATAGTGTTCTTTGAACACTGACTGAAGTGAAGTCATAAAGTCTTCAGCAATCTCAGTCCTAAGACCTTGGCTGACTGATACTTCGTTTTCTTTCATCCAATTTTCAACAACGTAGTTTAAGTATGAATCTACTTTCTCTACCATTGAACCTTGAATCTCAGAAACTTCTTCTTCTAAGTTTTGCACGTATTCAGATTCTAAGCGCTCTACTGTTTCAGCTAATTTACTTGTTAGTACTGCTTCTACAATTGTGCTTGCTTTTTCTTTGAACCCATCGCTCAATGTAGCTTCTTCTGCGATGATAGTATCTAAATCATCAGAAAAATCAAGAGCTTCTACTTTCGCTTTAGCTTTTAATTCATTCTTCTTTGAAGGTGCAGCTGCAATAGCTTTCGCTACTGAACCATCATCTTCTGATTCTTCAATCTCATCTTTAGAAATCGCTGCCATTTTTGCAAATAGTTTTTGTGCGTCTTCTTTTTTTGCTGATTTTAACATATCAACTGC